AATATTAGTACGGGTGGCCGCTTTTGGAGCCGAAATTTAATTCAAAATTCAAATTCAAATTCAAAAGTTGTAGAGATAATTACGAATATGCCATATGGTGACAAGGTATATATTGTACACCAGTCACCAATTCATTCCACAGAGTTTTTTGTCACCGATACCAAAACGACAATTTTAATGGCTCCCCCACGTCGTTTTAGAATTTCTGCCAAAAATTATTTCCTCACTTATCCCCATTGCTCCGTCACCAAAGACGAAGCACTTTCACAACTTCGTAGCATAAATACTCAAGTCAATAAGAAATATATTAAGGTCTGTAGAGAACTGCACGAAGATGGAAGCCCTCATCTCCATGTGCTTATACAGTTCGAAGGCAAATACGTCTGCACAAATAACAGATTGTTCGACCTGGTCTCCCCAACCAGATCAACACATTTCCATCCGAACATACAGGGAGCTAAATCCAGCTCCGACGTCAAGTCATATATTGATAAGGACGGGGACACACTGGAATGGGGGCAGTTTCAGATCGACGGACGTTCTGCAAGGGGCGGTCAACAATCAGCAAACGATGCTTACGCCCAGGCGCTTAACACGGGAAGTAAGCAGGATGCTCTTAGGGTAATTAGGGAATTAGCCCCAAAAGATTTTATTTTACAGTTTCATAATTTAAGTTCAAATTTAGATAGGATCTTCGCACCAGAGGTGCCTGTTTATACGTCGCCATTTCTATCTTCTTCTTTCAATCGAGTTCCCGAGGAACTCGAGGCATGGGTTTCAGAAAATGTGAAGAGTGCCGCTGCGCGGCCATTGAGACCTAAATCAATTGTTATCGAGGGCGTTAGTCGTACAGGGAAGACAGTGTGGGCCAGATCTCTTGGACCACACAATTATTTATGTGGTCACCTAGACTTGAGTCCCAAGGTTTACAGCAACGACGCGTGGTACAACGTCATTGATGACGTTGATCCGCATTATCTGAAGCACTTTAAAGAATTCATGGGGGCCCAAAGGGACTGGCAAAGCAACACAAAATACGGAAAGCCAGTTCAAATTAAAGGTGGGATTCCCACTATCTTTCTCTGCAATCCAGGTCCAGGCTCCAGCTACATCGAGTTTTTAAACGAGGAAAAACAAACAGCCCTCAAGAATTGGGCATTAAAGAATGCAGAATTCGTCTCCCTCACAGAGCCACTCTTCTCAAGTCCCAATCAAGGTCCAACACAAGATTTCCAAGAGGAGGCCAACACGACGACGGAGGGTTGACCTCGATTGCGGTTGCTCATATTATCTATCAATCGACTGCCACAATCATGGATTCACGCACAGGGGAAATCATCACTGCAACTCAGGCGGAGAACGGCGTTTTTATTTGGGAGGTACCAAATCCCCTATATTTCAAAATAACGGAACACGACTCGAGGCCGTTCAACATGAACCACGACATTATCACCGTCCAGATACAATTCAACCACAACCTGAGGAAAGCACTGGGACTTCACAAATGTTTCCTCTCCTTTCGAATCTGGACACGTTTGACTCCGCCGACTGGGAGATTTTTAAGGGTCTTTAAGAATGAATGTTGCAAGTACTTGAATAATTTAGGTGTTATTTCGATCAACAATGTAATTAGAACAGTCACGCATGTACTAAATAATGTAATTGCAGGTACTTTGGATGTAATCGAAAAACACTCAATAAAATTCAATGTTTATTAATTTGATACAGAGTCGTAGAAATAGATACGTATTTTCAACGTAGCATACACGGGATTAGATGCATGTGTACATGCCATATACAACAACAAAGCATTCTCCGTATGATTCTCATACTTAGCGGCCTCTTGGTGGTTATAAACCACATGATTATTAACCCTCATAAATTTCTTCACAAGCGCCTGCTCCTTACTTGCATACTGACCACCGGTCACGGTCGAGTAGAACTTCCGTAAAACCTGATACCGATCCCTAAGATCGTTCTTGACAGTCGCTGTGCTTGGCTCGTTGTCATACATATTAAACACTTGACCAAAATCCATCGGAGTACCAAAGGGACGCCTATCTCTAACGACATAGAACATAACAGTATTGGTGTGATTCTTAGTCTTGATGTTCTCATCCATCCACACCTTCCCCAAGACATAAACGGACTTAACACAAAAACGTTTGCCCACACGATGGGTGATACCATTCCCACGTGTCACATCGGAAATACAAATGACCTTCCCAGTGTGGGCTATGTCATGCCTCTGCTCGAATGATTGGACCTTACATGGGCCTTCACAGCCTCTAGGAACATCAGGGCTCCTGAACAGACGATATAATCTGGGCTTCCGGTACATGGGCCTGTTGGCCCATAGCTGCTTTCGCGTGCCTCGGGCAGTGAGGACAGGCACACGGCTCTGATACGGGCTGTCGAAGTTCAACCTCCGTCGAACTTTGGAGGCGGGCGTGGAAATGATTATATCTCCGGGACGCTTCGACATAATTTTTGGCACGAATAACAAGTATCAGATCACGAATTAAATCGTATCCGAGTGTATCCGGCGAATATGTATTCTCTACGTATTTCAAGTATTTCACAGCTAGCATACACCTGAGACCATGTACAGTCTCAGGGAATTCATTAACCAATGGATCCCACATGTCTGACAAGCTTGTATGACTAGTCAACATTTATAGGCCAACTTTTGACTATTAGGATCGGAGCAGCTCTTCTGATTGGCTGCTTTTTCATGTGGGGTCCACTTTTTAAAGAAAGGGCGCGGCCACCCGGT